AGCTGCCCAGAAATCCTCGATATCTTCCGAGTATTGCGTGTAAGTTTCACCCGCCGCTTCTCTAGCTTGTTTGAAATCTTCCCAAGCTCCTCCGATGGCCATCGCTACGATCCCGCCAACGGTTGAATCACTCAGAGCGTCGGTGATGAGCTTCACCACGCCAGCGAACCGTCCGGGCCATACCCACTCTAGGAATATAGCTAGGATAACAACGGTGGTCATGTCCGAAGTGATATTGAAGATCCCCTTACTTACATTACGGAAGGTGTAACCTGACGCTACCTGCTCAAGAATTCGACGCTCGCTCTCTTGGAGCTCTATCCGATGAACAATGACTTGAGTCGGTTTAGATTTAGGCATCTAGCTCATACCCGCCTATCGTGCAGGACCATTCAGCTGTATTTGCTGTATCCTGGCTGATTGCGATAGACGAGAAGGGGGGAATAATGAACGGGGTGAATCGAGGATTACCCCGACCTCCGTTATCCGCACCAAGACTCATCGGTTTATTCTGCGCCGCAGCTCCGATGAAGTATTCACCCGATGTAATCGCAATAGTTCCGGCGGTGTCGCTAGCTTCTAACCCGATGGCCATTACATTAGGGGGAATCAAAGTTAGTTGGGCAAACTCTCCCGCATCACCCCCGAAGTATTGAACAAACTCAATACGAACAGGTTTAGCTCCGGCGGTGAAAACCCGAAATAGTTTAGCTGCGTCAGAAGATGCAGGTATCTTACCCGTTGCGATAACGAAGTTGCCTAGAGTGTAATTCGGCATTCAATCACCTTTTCTCGGCCCATCTGGTGATCTCCCTAGCTCTCTTGACGCCCATTAACTCACAGTCAAAGAGAAGCTTTGCCGCTTTCTTGACGGCTTTTCTTTCTGCGGCGGACATAAGCCTGAAGCGAGCTTTCGCTCTCTTGCTTATTCCCATAGTATCAACCGTCCGTTGAGAAAATCGCGCGACTGTTGAGAGCTATTGGAACACCACCAGAAGGCGCGAAAGTGCAAGCGGTCGAACCGCCTGAATTCGTGAATCCAACGGTCCCGATGGGAACGCCGGACCCGTTCACGATGTTTACCATTGAAGTGAGCTCGGCGTCGTTGTTACCGGAGTAAGCATACCAATGGGTCACGGTGCGACCTTGCAGAGTCTCTCCGATTCCATTACCCGTCAAGACCGATACGAATTCGTGCGAGTCACTAGCTCCACTTGGGGTAACTGAGAATACATGATACTCTCCATTGGAGCACGCAACCGCCAGGCTAGCTTCACGGTCAGTAACCGCATTCACCATTACCATGAGTTGATCGCCGGAAGCCAGGCGGAACGGATAAGGAACGGGTGCGGGTAGTGGGGAGCAACCGCCATCCTTAGCGGACCCTTGCGGGAATACTCCCTTGATGATACCAGCTGAGCGGACAAAATTGTAAGTGCTGTCCGTTTCCATTTGGACTCCGCCGGAAGCACAAACATAATTTCCGAGCTGGTCGCCGTAAGTGCCGATGGATTGTTCACTTCCTACCAGAGAGCTGTCTGTAAGCACCTCATCGAGTGTAGCTTCGGTAGTTGCGGCATTATGGAGAGGGATAATTCGCCCTCGACGATCTTTTACGCCTCCGAATACATTCACATTCGCCATTCAAATCACAACCGAATTCCTGCCCCAAGTGCGGGCTTAACCAAATTTCGGTTGATCGATGATATAGGACGCCTCAAAAGGCGTTTTCCGACGCGAAAAGTTACAGAAATCCCGAAAGCTCCTAGCGCCATCGGCAAAATGTTGTTTTGGAAATTCTGCGTCATTTGAGATATCGCAAGCGTAGGTTCTGAGACGATATCCCCAAGAGAGATTTCACCAGCTCCGACGAGATTAGTCGAGAGTGTTTGAGACCCATGCCAAGAATCACTGACGGTTGTCGTGTTCATCCCTAGATTGGTGTCTCCGAATAAAAACCCGGTTAATGAAGTCCCTGCTATCCCTTCAGTCACCAGGCTCCCGTAAGCGAGAGCTTCCACCGCGTTCAAGATTGAGAAAGATGATCGGCGTCGGCGCTTACCCTTTTTCTTAGCCATAGGGACCGATGCGGGACTCCGTAGTTAATTATAGTTGCGAAAATTTACCGTCTGCTTCCCTAATGATTTTGCTAGCTGGTGAGTCTGGTCCCTCTGCGAGCCTGGTGGATATGAATTGCCCTATTGCAGCTTGAATTGGGTTGATTGGTTCAAACTCCCCCACGCCTTCTTGGATAATTGCCTTGATAGCTTCAGCGATTGTCTGATCGAGTGAAGCGAGTGAAGCCTGGTGAATACTTAGAAGTCGCAAAAAGCAGTAAATCATCAAGAAACCGTGAATAACTATCAGAGCTACGCATACAAGCGCCCAATCCATACCCCAACCGAGAGCGAACCGCACCTAAAAGCTTGCTTTAGTAGTAGTAGTAGTAGTTAGTATAGGTATAGTAGGTAGTAGTAGTAGTAATAATTCAATAAAAGAGAGCAGTTTTACATAATTACTAAGTAGTGGAGCTCGCTAAGAGTGTTGTGAGCGAGTCGGGGAGTGCCTACATCATCCCGCGTTGTCTGTGCATCCCAAGCTCCCCACTCGCCCACACCATAAAAGGAGAATGAACAAAATGCTACCAGAATCGCCCAATTGCCCATACCCACTCAAGCTCATGGCCATTAGAGAGCTTGAAGAACAAATCGAACGCATCAAAGAATCAATGAAAGGGAGATGTGATGAAACATGAAGAAAAGAATTAGACCGCACAAGAGCGCAGTGATGAGTCAATTTGACGGGGATCGAAATTCGGTTTGGGAAACTCCCCGAGCTCTAATGACCTGGCTAGAAGATGAGAAGGGATGGAAACCCAACCTTGACGCCGCCGCGTCTATCAGGAACACCAAAGCTCCACACTTCTATTCCAAAGTTGATAACGCACTTGAGAAGGATTGGTTCGGCCATGTTTGGGTTAATCCCCCATACGGCAGAGAGCTTTCAAAGTGGGTTGAAAAGGCAGCTCTTGAAATCAAAAAACCCCTAGTAAAGTCGATCATGATGCTCCTACCCGCTAGGACCGATGTTAAGTGGTTTCACGACACAGTAATTCCAAACGCCTGGCTCGTCTATTTCATCAAAGGTAGGTTGTATCATCGGTTACCAGAGGGCGTAACAGGTTACTCCGGTTCAGCTCCCTTTGGTAGTATGATTGTTCATTATCGCAAACACAATCTCCCTTGCGCGGGTATGAGAGTCATGGAAATTCCAAAAGAAGCGAGGGGTTACTAATGAGATTCTTAGAGCTCTTCTCAGGTTCGCAAATTATGAGCAGAACCGCTACCAATTTAGGATTTGAAGCCTGGTCGGTTGATATTGACCCTCACTGCACTCCTGACCAAGTAGCAGACATAACACAGCTTCAACCGGAAGACCTTGAAGAAAGATTACCGGGACACCTGAGAGTTATTTGGGCATCTCCCGATTGTAGGCAGTTCTCATACGCTAGGGGCGCAAGAAACGAGTTCAGAGAGTCAAACCCCGACCCCCTTAGTGAAGACGCCTTAGAAGCTCTTGAAATGGTGAAGCATACCCTTTACCTAATCGAGCAGCTAGATCCGACATATTGGGCAGTTGAGAATCCCCTTCATGGAGCTTTGAAAAATCAACCTTTTATGAAAGACCTGGCTTATGTTGATGTTTCTTACTGTTGTTACAATTATCCATTTCAGAAACAAACTAGGATATGGGGAAAGTTCCCACCTAGCTTTGTTCCAAAGAATTCATGTTCGCATGGTAGGCATAAAAACATCAAGACCTACAAAGACGCAAAAGCTCGCTCCGAAATACCCTTTCAGCTCTGTTATGACTTTCTATCTGCAGCCAGGCGCGACAACGGTTTGCAGCTCCCGACTCTAGGTGATTTTCAATGAGCTCAATCATTAAGTCGATCAGTCTTGACCCAAAGACCGCCAACATAGCTAAGCAAGTTCCTAACTTCTCAAAATTTGTCCGTGAGTGCCTCCTAAGATGGGACGCCATCCGTCGCACTCCCGATTGCCCGGTCGAGAGACTAGGCGGCGAACAAGCTTTAGTCGGTGGTCACTGTGTCCCGAATGCAAGTCGAATCTGCTTGAAGCATTGGCCTAGTGGAACCGCCCGTATGGATGATTGGCGGGAATTCCGACACATGATAGAATTTGATGCATTTCACCAAGACCGCACCAGGCTTCTCCAAGCTTGGGATTTCCTAGAGCCGTTTGATGGCCCGGAAGAATGGCTTCAACACCGAGCTGAATTGGCCAATCAAGAACAGATTGACTTTGAAAATATGGATATCGAAGGGAACGCAAAACCCTCAAAACCTAAGAAGAAAAAGAAGCGGTGGTGGAGGCGTGAATAGGAGAGACATGAGAAAATTGATTCAACGGGAATTAGGATATTTCTTGAACAACAAGAATCAAAAGTGGAGCTCAATTCCTGATTGGTTTCATCACCTGCGCTTGATGGCCTTCAGGGGTGACGGAACAGCTGCGGAAAAGCGCAGATTAGACGAAGTTATGAGCGATTTAATGATGGAGCTGATCACCAAAGGCGGCGGGTTCAAATGAGCAGAAAACTGTTCATATCTGAAAAAATATGCCTTTTTACCCCCTAGAGAGAGGGCAAAACCTGGTCACCAGGCTTCAAGAATTGCCCCTTAACCACGCTCTGAATCCTGCGCCAGCGTCGCCAACTTCACCGAACAGAGCTGCCCAGAAATCCTCGATATCTTCCGAGTATTGCGTGTAAGTTTCACCCGCCGCTTCTCTAGCTTGTTTGAAATCTTCCCAAGCTCCT